CAGCACCAAAATCACCTAGTCTGTAAGTAGCCAATCGAGCAGAAGCATTAAACTCAACAGAAGCCATAGCAGCCTTTGCTGGTTTACTTCCTTTTTCAATTCTCCAATCACCCAAACTAAGAACTTGCTGCCACTTTCTGACACTTTGTGAGAAAAGTTCAACGTGTTCTGGCGTAGGAATGTTTGACATTTCAACACCTTATACAGTATTTATGACAATTTAATTTAAGATGCCAACACAAGTAAGGCGTGATCTATGTGCTTTATGCGGTCTTCTAGCCCTATAAAACCACCATTTATCTTCTTTGTTAAAGTTTTGTAATCTTTGGTATCAGCATATTGATTCAGTTTGTGGGTGTCCCAAAACCACCCTGCGGTGAGTGCGGCATACATGGGAGTCGCCACTAACTCTGGTTGCATCACAAAATCTACCCCTAGAGCCTGACCTGCATGGAAATAGTTTGCATGGCCTGTCAATTGGATACATCCTCGGCCTCGGAAACGATAACCATCACCAGAAGCCTCATCTCTGTTGCCCATCCGATTAGAGTAAACAGTATTTGCAATCAACTTAGGATTACGAGCGCAAGCCTGTGCCTTGGCAGCATCAAACCTTTTAGGCCATAACTTCTGCAAAGCCTCTGCACGATAGTTTAAATTCTCTGATAGAAGTTTAAAATTACCTGATTCGTGAGCGCATTGCCCTATAAATGCCGCCTTCCGAAGTGGGTTCAGAATGTCAAATTTTTCAAATGTGGCATTTAAAGCATCAACCCATTCTGGGCCAATATGCAATTTAGCTAATTGTTCAGCATTGACCATAAACTGATCTCCTAGTAAAATCGCAAGTAACAGGGATTGCAGTCCCCGTTACCCACTTCACATACCATTGTCTATGGAGGACAACAGCATGAGCAATATTGATTGTAATCAACTTAGAGAAATTCTCGAATATCAACCAGAAACGGGGTTGTTTTTTTGGAAAAAAGCGCCTTTTGGAAGAACTTTTGGGCAAAAAGCAGGTGGTTTTGATAAGCAAGGCTATTGGAGAATACGGATTGATAACGTTAAATATGGTGCTCATAGACTTGCTTGGATGTATGTGCATGGAAGTTTTCCTAAAAATTTTATTGACCATATCAATGGAAACAAATCAGACAATAGAATTTGCAATCTAAGAGATGTGACTCGCTCCGAAAATATGCAAAATCTTTTTAAACCTCAAGGGAAAAACTCTTTCATTGGCGTTTACAAAAGTCCTAATGCAAATACTTGGTATGCAAAAATAGAAATTGATGGGAAACAAATACGATTAGGAACATATAAAACCATTGAAGAAGCAAAACTTGCATATAAACAAGCCAAGCCTATTTATCACCCTACTGCCCCTTGCCGTTAATTAAATCCCTTGCTTCGTTGAAAGCATCAATACAAGCATTTAGTTGGGCAGTATTTCGATCTCCTTGAGCAACTATTTCTGCGATTGCTTCGATGGTTGCTCTTTCGGAGTCAGAAGCAACGTCAGTCTGTCCAGAAGATTCACCTCTTGTTTTTTCGCTATTTGAGGAGGTAAAGGAGGAATTTTGGGCGGGTTGTACACAACTTGCGGTGTTGAGCCGCAACTTGCCAGCACGATTGGCAACAGCAAGAGCAGTAGTTTTTTTGTTGATAGCATCATTGGCTTCCTGTAGTTTGGCAGATTGTTGATTAAGTTTTTCACCCATGTTTTGCTCGATTAAACGAGCTTCTTCGTTCTTTTTGGCAATGGCGATCTTCATGTCGTTATCACGTTCTAGCCACCCATAGTGGTGTCCCACTTGGTATGTACCAAAGAGAGATACCAAAGCACCCACAATAAGCCACGGGAGAGGAATTGGGAACATTATTCAGCCTCTTTTCTTGCTTGTGCTAATTCTTCACGCTCATGGTCATCTTCTAAGTGGTCAGGAGGAGTAGTCGGAGGAGGGCCAGGTGTCCAAGATTCATCCAACTCTGGGTTCTTCCAAACAGGCATAGCACCAAATGGTTGACTAGGCAAACCATACGCAGATTGCGGAGGGGCATAGGACGAGTTAAAACCGCCCTGAGAGCCTCCATAGCCCATTGGTTGACACATTGGTTGCGTTGGAGGATTAAACGCTCTAGCGGCAGTTGACATAGCCCGCTTACCAATAACTCCACCAATACCGCCCACGATCAGCAGAACAATGTCGTTCAGCATCTTGGTATAGGCTTGGTCAATCGGGGCCATACTTTTGATAGGCTGAGTCACAAATGTGACAGAGTAGAGCAAAGCACCAACAATAAACATGAGGATAAGAGTGACCGCAATCACAACAAACCCCCAAATCCTGACTTCAATCTCTTCAGTTGTTAGGTTTAACTTCGTCAATCTTTTTCTCCAAAATTGGTGCTACTAAGTACTCAGGGCAAGTCTGAGTGAATTGGCATCTAGGTTTTTGACAAGGTTCAGCATGGAAATTGTCTGGGTTTTGGCAAAAATAGCGATATTTCTCATCACAGCCATGTAGCATAAAAGCTACAAATACAAGTAAGTACTTCATTTACCAAGACCAACCTTTCCAAGTAGGAGATTGACAATTCTGTCAGACAGATCATCAGGTAAGAACTTCAGAAAACCCAAGAAATACAAAGCCACCACCCCGTAGACGAAGATTTTGAGGCACAAGTCAAAGGTCTTTTGATACTCATTCACCGACCACACCTTCTTGTTGCTTCACAGAATGTCATCAACTCATTGACGCCAATAAAGACTAGAAACAGAACAAAGAATACTCCACCTATTGCCAAGCCAATCTCTAGTTGTTCTTGCTCTTTCTCTTTGGCTTCTTTCTCGGCTTTCTTTAAGGCACTTATCTCTTTGGCATCTGCCAAGTCCATCTCTGCTTGTCGGGCTTTGATCTTCTGCCAAACGTCAATCTTGCCTGTTTGCATGAAAAGCAGCTTTAACTCTTCCTCAAACGCTCTGGCCTGTTCTAAAGCCATCTCAATCTGTAGGGCAGTCCCCATGTTTGAGCCTTTGCCAGATTGCTTGGCTTGAAGCATAGCTTTGGTAGCTACAGACTTGGCGTCAAATAGCTTACCAATCATGGGCGCAAGTGAGCCTAAGTCATTGGCAACATTAGCTGCCTTCTTGACCATGCTGATTGCTGACTGTATGCCAGCTAGAGCTGTGATCGGATCAATCATTTCTTTCTCTCCCACTTAATGCAAACAACCTTTCGGTTGTAAACATCACCAGTCCAAGTCCACTTAATACATCGGTACTCTATGGTTGCCGCCAAGAGAAAGGCGATCACGGAAATGCCCAAACAATAATATAACTACAATAAATGACAAAACAAACAAGAAAGAATGCCGCAACAAATGCTTCGGCAAAGTCTCTCACATTAGTCGCCTATGATTCCGGTGGCGCTTCCAACGGCAGCAGCACCAGTTAGTAGTCCAGTTTTAGGTCTTTGTGCTCTCTTGTTTAGTTCTCGCAAGATTGCAGTCTGCTCCACCGGATCAACAGTAAACAAGCGTTTTTGCAGAGCCTCTGAACTCTCACTACTTATGCCTTTTGCTCTTGATGTTAAAGCTGACACTCCAGATCGCAAAAGACTTGCAAGATCGCCAGTTGCGCTTGCTTGGGCAAGTGAACCCAAAAGGCTTGACTCCTCACGCACCGCTTTGTTTTCATCTGTACGAGAGCCACCAAGAACACGTTGCTTGGTTTCAGCCTGGCGGTTTAAGCCTTTGACATATTGAGAAAACTCATTGTATGAGGCCTGATCTGGGAAAGCATTTCTTAACAAGAGTTTTTGATTCTCTGATTTAAAGATTTGCTTAGTAAAATCACCGCCTTTGAAGTTTCCAAGTCGCTCGTTGACATCAGCCATCACACCCAAACGAAATGCCTCTTTCTCATCAGAGGTCAGTTTTTTGATCTTAGATGCGGCTTCTGCGGGGTTAAGTTTCTGATAGTCTTCACCCATCTTGAAAGCATTTTTAATGCGCTCTGCATCAGCAAATTCCGCATTGGCTTTCTTGTATTCAGGATTGAGTGACTTGATGAGGTCATTAAATTCGTTCTTTACTTTAACGACATCACTTCCATAACCGGATATCTTTTTTGTTATGTTGTCTGTTTCAGCATCAACAATGCGGTCAAGTCCCATTTTGATTTGATGCAAAACATCAGTAGGAACTGATTGAGCATTGCGAATAGAAGCAAGGTCAGGCAGTTTTTGACCATAAACATCTGCTCTTTTAACTGCTTCTCCATAGGCTTTAGTAAAGACATCTCTGTCAATGAACTTTCTAAATGGCACAGCATTGATGGCTTTGCTATAGGCTTCTGGATATGCTTGAGAAGCAAGTCGTGATTGATTTGCAGTTAATGCCTCAAGGTACTCAAAGCCATTGACGTTTTTAGCCAAACCTGCTTTTTCAACCAAGCCTTTTACTATGTCATTAGGTTGGTCAATAAGACGATTCTCAAGGAATTCTTTGGTAGCACCCTTGGTGGCAGATTGGACAGTGTATGCGCTATAGGCTAAGTCGTTCAGGCTTTTACCTAAGTCAGCAATGACCGGATTGGGAACACCAATCCTACGCAATTCATCTAATGCTTTTTGTGCTTCTGTTGGAGAAAGATTGTCTTTTTGAAGATAGTTTGCCAACATCTTTGATGCAGCAGTTTCTTGATCTCCAATACCCGCAGAATTCAAGACGTTCTTAATTAGAGTTCCTGCACCCTTAACAACAATAGGAACAGAACCACCCAACAAACCGCCAAATATGCCACCTACCGCAGCCTCAGAGCCAGCTTCTTTTTCTGCAAAACCATAACTAGATGCTGCCCCTGTAGTTGTTCCAATTACAGCACCACGAAGCAGTTGTCCTAGTGTAGTTGTGCCAGTAATCAAATCTTTAGTGGCAGGAGCAAGTTTTGCCACCTGTTTGGCAATACCAAGTGGAGCAATTAAACTGCCACCAATTTCTGCACCTGTTTTAACAATTGGCACATCCATGCCAAATTGTTTTTGTTGTTCACGCAAAAGATTGCGTTGACGCTCATACTCTGGCCCACTAATCGAGCCAGTTCTAAGTGCTGCCTCAATCTCATCAAGTGTTCCAAAGGTCAAGCCTTGACCAACAGACCTAGCAGCTTCGGCTAGACCTGAGTAAGGTACAGGTGAACCAAGGACTGATTTAAATGCCTGTGGTTGTTCAGCAATGGGATCATCTTTATAGTCAGCCATTATCGTTTTGTCCTTCTTTGTCCTTCGGGGTCAATGTATGGCGTTCCTGATGGGAACTTGGGGTTCTTCAGAAACCTTTGATAGTCAGCATTGTCAATAATTTGAACATCAAACTTAGGAACTTCAATTGCACGTTCTGGTTCAGGGAAATTGGCATTCTTTCTACGTCTCAATACATCATCAGCAGCGTTCTGAGTACGACGTACATTGATGTCAACCAAACGTCTCATTGCTGCCGCTGCCGCTTGAGGAGACTCTGAACTCTCAAGTTCTTTTGCCGCCCTTACAGCATCACCTTCAGTTTGTGTACCTTTGTTTAAGCGCAAACTCTCATTGGTCAATACTTTTAAGAACTTATCATAGTCTTCCCTTGCAAGAACATCAGGATCACTTGAACCAACAATTTGTCTTGCCCTAATGCTTGCTCTGTCTTTTAGACCAAACTTGATTTCTCCAGACTTGATTCTATTGATGAAGTTGTTGGCATCAGATGCTAAGTTTGTTGCGGCAGTTGCAGTTCCATAATCTGCCTCTTCATCTTTTGCAAGATAACTTGGTAATGGCTTGGTTCTAGCAGTTTCTGCTTTACGCTCTGCTTCTGCTCTCTTCATATCTTGTTGGAACGCAATGTTTTGCGCTTGCAATGCTTGATTGCCTTGTTGAATCAAAAGACTTTGACGAGAGTTCTCAAGACCTTGAGACCTTAATGAAGCTAGTGTGTCTTGATTGTTTTTAATCTGCGCTTGATTTTGTTCAAACTGACTAATTCGCTGAGTCATTTCAGCCAACTCTTTAGCTTTTACATCAACCTTTTCAGGGTCAAGAATGCCTTTTTCAAGACTGCTTGAATACTGTTTTGCAAGTGTTTGAACAGTCTTTGGAATGGTTGCATCGTCAATAAACACTTTAAATGGATTGTCTTCAGGAGCACCCATTGCACCAATCCTACGAAGATCAGGAATAACTTTAGCCAACTGAGAGATTGCCGCCTGTCCTTGTGGGAATGACAACAGTCTATTCTTCACCTCTTCATTGACACTACCATCTGGGTTTTTCAACTGAGTTACTAAACTTTGAGCAAGAGCATCAAGTCCTTGAGCTTGCATTCTTTGACCACGTTGAGCCAAATAATCCTCATTCTTCATGGCTTGCATTCTGGCTTGCGTACCTTGCTCACGCAAAGCATAAGCAGCCTCTGCATCACCACTTTGCAATGCCATTTGAGCAGCCTGAATGTATGAGTCCGGATTGCTTGGGTCAATCATTCCAAGCAATTGCTGACGTTGCGTAATGCGCTGAAGTTGTGGGTCTTGTACTCCAAAAGCACCACCAATGGCAGTACCAAGACCTCTAGCACCACCATAGGTTAATGCCGCACCACGAGATGCAGGGTCTAGTTGAGCAAGGGTAATACCTTCTTGCAAAGCACTTGTTCTTTGACGCTCACCATACATTTCAGGGGTTAGCCCAAATAAACCCGCTACGATATTATCTGCCATGATGAATCCTTATAAAAATAAGCCACCAACTGCTTGCCCAAATGCGGGAGAAGCACCTAATCCACTTAGTAGTGTTGAATAGGGGTTAGTTGTTGCTGCATTACCAGTAGCCAATCGAGTACTAAACTCAGCACCCGACAAGCCTAAACGACCCACATTAGCACCTGCTTGAGCCGCTTGTTGACCAAGTTGTGCGCCTAGCATCAAAGGTTGTTGTGCAGCAGTTTCAAGACCTTGAACTTGTCCCAAAGCAGTCGTGTAAGGCGCATAAGCGGCTTGTTGACCACCATAGTACTGACCCATAGTCTGTGCGCCAGTGCCAAGCAATCCCGCACCAAATGCGACATTCTGTTGACCATACTGTTGAGCATTAGCCGCCAATTGAGCTTCTTGTTGCGCTCTAGCGTTATACAGAGCCTGTAGTTCAGGAGTGGTAGCACCCAAAGTACCACCTTGAGCAACCGCTAAACCACCACGACCTTGTTGTTGGAGTCTGTTTTGCAGATTAGCCAACTCTAGTTCACGACCAGGTTGCAACAAAGCCATCTGCTGATTGAGATAGTTTTGAGCGACATCTTGAGGAGATTGAGCTAAATATTGATTGCCCAAGTTAAACAAGTTTTGTGCGCCTGTTTGCAAGGGAGCAAACTGTGCTTGTGCGCCTTCTGCTTGCTGTAAACCTTGTTCAGCCAATGCTACTAATCTGTCTTGTGCATTCTTAGCTTCAGGGCTTAATGTGTAACCTGCGCTTGTCAGTTGTCCTGTTACTGGATCGACTTGGAACTGTGAAGTACCAAAACGAGTAGTCATGCCAACAGGTCTAAAAGCGGCAGCTTGTTTAGCAGCGGCAGTCTCAATATCAATCATCTGTTGCGCACGTTGAGCCGCTTCACGAGATGTCTGTTGTTGCAAAAGACCTGAACCAGTAGTTAAAGCACCTGATAGCAAAGAACCAATTTGAGTTGCTGTTAAACCAGTTCCAGTACCTGTTCCTGTGCCAACACCTGTTCCAACGCCAGTACCTGTACCAACGCCTGTACCTACACCAGTACCTACACCAGTTCCTGCGCCAGAAACATTCACACCTGTATTTAAAGAGCCAAGACCCAAGCCTGTTAAACCTGTTGTGACTCCAGTGCCTAATGCACCCAAACCAACATTAGCGGCATTTGTTAAACCAGTAACGCCACCTACAGTAGCCGCTGTTCCAGCACCTGTACCAAGTAATTGAGTGCCTAGATTAGAACCAGTAAGAACACCAGTACCTGTTAAAGCGCCTGTTCCTGTAGTACCCAAAAGGTTTGTGCCAAGAGTAGAACCAGACAATATTCCTGTTCCTGTTAAACCTGCTAAACCTGCTCCAGTACCCAACAATCCTGTACCAAGAGTTGATCCTGACAAAATGCCAGTACCAGTTAATCCTGTACCCGCAGTAATACCAGCACCTGTACCTAAAGTACCAAGACCCGCTGTTCCTGCGGCATTTATTCCTAATCCAGCAGCACTACCTGTTATACCTGTGCCAGCACCCATCCCTGCAACAGTACCCGCAACAGTACCTGCTGTTCCTGCTGCTGCCGCAAACTCTGCCGCTGACAAACCTAAACTAGCTGCTTCTGCTGCCGTTAGACCTAATCCTGCGGCTTCTGCGGCTGTTAGACCTGCTGTAGTTGCACCAGCACCACCACCTAATAATCCTTCGGAAAGACCAGGTATTCCAAAAGCTAATCCTGCTATTGCCAATGCACCTAAAATAGCTTTGCTATCATTTGTGCTTTTACCCCATGTAGAGATGACAGGATTTCCTGCATCATCTTTTTTAATCTCATAAATAGTACCGCCACTACCTGTATAGGTAGAACCAAAGCGTCTATTTGTAGTAGATGCATCTACTTGGCTAAGATCAGTAACACCTTCTTTTGCCAAATGACGAGCCATATCCAAAACAACTTGTTCTGCCGCAGTTGGGGCTTTACCAAGAATCTTAGAGGCTTCATCATAATTAAAACCGATACTTTCTCCAGAAGTTTTAAAAGCACCACCTCTGACAGCATTAGGGTCAATAGCAGGAGTAATCTGTTGAGCTAACTTAACAATAGTTGCAGTATCGTATTCTGTACCTTGATAGTCAGTGACAGTTGGAGCTACTGCCGCAGCATATCGAACGGCAACTTCTGCAGCAGGTGTGCCAGTTACCTGCGCTAGACGAGTAGGAGATACCCCTGCTTCTTGCATTGTTTTAGCAATAAGTTCATCACTTGCATTTGGATTAGCGTTAAACCATCCAAGAATGTCAGCGTTAGTTACAGTCGGCACTGGAGGGGGCATTTGTACAGGGCCACCAAGCAATCTCTCTGGAGGAGGAGGGGCAACAGAAGGCGCAACAGTTGGAGCAACAGGAGCAGCAATTGCCGCTTCATAACGATTGACAACCTCTGCAACAGGCGCACCAGTTACCTCTGCTAGACGAGTGGGAGATACTCCCGCCTCTTGCATTGTTCTGGCGATCAGCTCATCACTTGCGCCAGGATTCGCATTGAACCATCCCAGAATATCTGCATTAGTTACAGCCATGATTTTTCCATCCTTAATTCATATTATCGTTTATTGGGCTACCAAGACCAAATAAATACTGCGCCACCACCACCTTGGCCGCCACCAGTAAGAGCGTCTTCACCACCGCCACCGCCACCGCATCCAATACCGCCACGACCGCCAGCAGTTCCTACTGTTGTGGATGTTGAACCGCCAGCACCGCCAGTGCCAACTAAGATGGGTTGAGTGATGAAATATCCATTTTTAGCAGCAGTTGCGCCGCCAGCGGCGGTTGTAGAAAGTGCGGTATATCCGTAATTAGGGGTTACTGAACCGCCAGTGCTTCCTGATGCACCAGCACCGCCCGCACCACCAGAAAGAAAAGTAGTTGATGATGCGGCTTGATTTGTTCCTGCGCCTGTTGAACTTCCCGCAGTTCCTGCTTGTCCTGCAATAGAAGTAAAAATTCCACAGGCTGTAAAGTAATTGGCTGCCATTGCATTACCGCCAGCTCCACTACCACCAGAACCTCGGCCAGCTGCCGCTGTCAATACGTTTGAATTAAAAGTACCCAACCTAAATGCGACTGTTGTTGCCACACCATCATTGTTTGCAGTTCCACCAGCACCAGCAAGAATTATTAGCTCATCAGGAATAAATATAGCAGGGCCGATCCATGAAGTGACCGCCCCAGAGCCACCACCATTACCACCAGAAGTACTTGAACCATTATCCCCGCCACCGCCACCGCCAATAAGCATAATCCGCACCATTGATGCGCCACGGGGCTTCATCCAAGACATAGGAGTTCTTGGAACACCGCTTCCAGTGTATGAACCACCACTACCATAAAACTCTTGGTAGTTAGCCTTTTGCGGTGTTGGAGTGTTAAATACGTCTAGCATCTTGTCACCATGTAATTATTACGACCATGCCGTCACCGCCTTTTCCGTTTGGCGCGGTATTGGATGTTCCGGTGTCTCGTCCTCCGCCACCACAACCAACACCACCATTACCTCCGGGGTTTCCGGGGGGGCCGGGGATAGCATCTCCTCCTGCGCCCCCACAGCCAACAATAATGGGTTGCATTTGAAAATACCCTGGCCTAGTTGGGTTTGCTGGAACTGTTGTGGGATAGCCATAATTAGGAGTTACAGAAAAACCCCCAGACCCAATATCACCAGTAGCTCCTGCACTTAAAAATGTAGTTGTTGATGCAGAAATGTTGCTATTAAGACTGCTACTTTGCCCCGCAACCGATTGAAAAAAACCGCAAGCAGAAAAAAAGTTTGACGTGGATGCTGCGCCACCTGTACCCGCAATACCAGAAGCATCTCCACCACCACCTCCATTTGCTGTCAACAGTGTGTAGCCAGTTCCATTTTTTGCTTGGTACACGACAGTAGAGCTACTACCAGAAGATGCGCCACCTCCAGAGCCGCCACCACCACCTACGCCAACATTTACACGCAAACTATCAGGCATTAAAAAAGCTGGCCCCATAAAATTGGTGACAGCGGCAGAACCACCACCATAAGTATCAGCGCCACCACCAGCCCCAATTAAAGTAAACCAAACAAAAGATGCACCTTGAGGCTTAACCCAATCAAAAGTTGAGCCACCTTCTTTAAAAATCTGGATATTTGCGCCTTGTGGCGTTGGATAATTTATAGGATATGACATTTACCAACTCGCAATCAAAACCATGCCAGGGCCACCTAAATGAGAGCCAGCACCAGAGTTTCCACCACCGCAGCCAATACCACCATTTTTTGTATCTCCAGCGCCAACCCCAACAATAATTGGTTGAAGCATAAAAAACCCATTATCAACCGAGCTGTATCCGTAATTTGCAATTGACTCATTACCACCAGCGGCTAAAAATGTTGTTGTAGATGCTGACACAGTCCCACTAGATCCATTTTGACCAGCAGTTGATTTGTAAAAACCAGATGCTGCAAAAGCGGGTGCAGTTGTTGCCGTGCCAGCAGTTGCACCAGAGGCCGCTTCTGCATTAAGCAAACGGCGTACTTGGCCCGAGTCAAAATAAATTTGCGAAGGGTGTTGATTTGCAGCAACAACGTAAACTAAATTTGGAACGTGTTGCGCCGCTCCATACCAAACAGTTACTGCGCCAGAACCACCACCATTTGTACCATCTCCATTACCGCCAGCACCAATAAGCATCATGTAGACATGGCTAACCCCAACAGGTTTACTCCATGTTCTTTGCGAACTATTGCCTACGTTTGTACCAAAACCATAAAACGTCTGGATGTTACATCCCTGCGGGGTGGCTATGGGGAATGGAAACATTTTTATGCTTCTGGTGTAGGCTCAACAACAGGAGCAACATACCAAGTAGGTGCTGTGGCATTGTCGTTTGTGCAAGTATATTCAATGGCTTCTTCGGGAGAAATAACAGTCCCATCGGCACGATAAACGCCAATGGTGTTGCCGTCTTCCATCTTCTGATAGCCAGCTGAATTATCTGAGAACGTGATTTCAAACCATGTAATCATTTTAGTAATCTCCAGCGATTGTGACGATAGAGTAACCCGTACCAGCAGAGCCAGTAGATGTGCCAAAGGTCACATACAACAAGTAATTAGGATCAAGTGCCACATTGATTGGCAATTCAAAGACACTAGAAGCCGCAGTCTGAGAAACAGTCACCGCGGGTAAGGTAATTTCATCGTAAAGCCAACTGTTTGTTGCACTCGTACTTGAACTTGATGAAATGAACACACGGGCAACAGTTGCCGCTGGTGAGCCTACAGGACGAAAACGTATCTTCTGAACGTAAGAGCCGTTAGCACCAGCAGTGAATGCTTTAATTAAAGTGCCTGAGCCATCTTGCGCTGTATTGGCGGTTGGGCCAGAAACAGTACCAGAATTATTGGAGGCGGTAGAGTCCGTTGCACCAACGATGGAATAAATGGGAGAGGTATTTGCGGGCATGATTTTCCTTTAGCAAAGAATGCAGTTGATAGCTACAGCCCGAACTAGGCCGAGTGATGTTCCACCACCACCAGAAGCAGCGATAGTAATTGAACCTGATGCGTTTGTTACAGTAATTCCCGTACCAGCGGTCAATGTTGCTTTAGTCAATGTGTTACCAGTAGTATTACCAATTAACAATTGACCATCTGTGTAAGATGTTTGTCCAGTACCACCATTAGCCACAGGCAAAGCAGTACCCGAATAGGTAATTGCTAATGTGCCAGATGTTGTAATTGGACTACCAGTAATGCTGAAAACGCTAGGAACAGAAGCCGCTACACTTGTAACAGTTCCCGATCCACCACCGCCAGAAGCATCAATAGTTTGATTAGGCCATGTGCCAGTAATCGTGACATTCGTGCCAGCCACCAAGCTAGGTGTTGCTGTTCCTGTACCACCATTAGCAACAGGAAGTTGTCCTGTTACACCAGTTGTCAAAGGCAAACCAGTTGCATTTGTTAATGTTGCACTTGTGGGCGTTCCAAGTACACCACCATTGACCAAAGGTGCGCCAGAAGAGCCTACATTGACCGCTAGAGCCGTTGCTACGCCAGTTCCTAGACCTGATACACCTGTAGAGATTGGAAGCCCTGTAGCGTTGGTCAATGTTGCGCTAGTAGGTGTTCCAAGAATAGGAGTCACCAAAGTAGGTGAAGTAGCAAATACGGCAGAGCCTGTTCCTGTTTCATCAGTCAAAGCACCCAAAAGGTTAGCAGAACTAAATGAACCAAGAGAAGTCGCATTGCCTACAGAAGTAACTGCACCTGTCAGATTAGCATTTGTTGTAACAGTGCCAGCAGTTAAACCAGATGCAGTACCTGTAATGTTTGTGCCAACCAATGCGCTAGGAGTGCCTAAAGCAGGAGTCACCAAGGTTGGACTATTGGCAAACACCAAAGCACCCGATCCTGTTTCGTCTGTAACGGCAGAAGCTAAATTAGCAGATGATGGAGTCCCCAAGAATGTAGCAACATCAGTACCTAAACCGCTAACACCCGTTGAGATCGGTAGACCTGTAAGGTTTGTAGCCGTACCAGAAGCAGGAGTTCCCAATGCGGGAGTCACAAGTGTTGGCGAGTTTGACAACACTACAGAGCCTGTACCAGTAGAAGAAGTTACACCTGTACCACCATTTGCTACAGGAAGAGTTCCTGTGATGTCAGAAGTCGAAAGACTTACAGCATCCCATGTTGCGTTTGTGCCATCAGTCTGAAGGTACTTGTTAGCGTTGCTTGTTTGGCTAGGCAGAAGGTTATTCAAAGCAGCAGTAGCCGTAGAAGCACCTGTACCGCCATCAGCAACCGCTAGATCGGTAATGCCCGTAATTGAGCCACCAGTGATTGCGGCAGAAGCATTGTCTGTTTTAGTGCCAACAGCAGTTTGAATATTATTAAACTCTGTATCAATCTCAGTACCTTTGACAATCTTTAAGGGATTGCCAGGTGATAGATTATCTTTTGACGCAAAGTTTGTGGTCTTGGTGTAATTTGACATAGTTTACCTCTTAGCCCATTTTGCCATCTTTGGCTTGAATTTCAATCTTTTGCAATGAAAAAGAAACACCTTTAATGGTTGTTTCATACCCTGTCTGGACAATCTTTCCAAAACCAGAAGCATTTGCTGTTAGTGTCTTAATTGGCACACCACTTGTGTATTCGGCAATGTTGTATTCAGCAGTTCCATACTCATAACTTGTCTGTGATGGGATATAGACATTTTCTGCACGATAAGCACCAGAGTAATCAAATCCCCAATTTATTGATAAAAACTGATCTGAACCACCAATCACAATCGCAGTTACATTCTTCAGAATAGAAATCTGATTGGGGTTGCCTAAGTCAGCATTGTTTGTGTAGTACGCAAATCGATAAGTAGATGCGTCATCAAGATAAGTTCCATACTTACCGATATACCCATTCTTACCAATATATAAGTCGCCATTACGCAAAGAACGCAAAGCAGTTGGAGCAATAGAGTCCCACTTAGTGACCCTAGATGCACCATCTTGCAATGATTGCTTCGTATCGAAACAGTAAACTTGGAATGTTGCAGGTAAAACAAGTAGATAAAAGGCTTCTTTTTCTGAGTAAACAGACTTTAGATTAGCCAATGTCTCGCTTGCCAATGATGAATTTAGGTCAAAACGAACATTCTTAGACAAGTCTCGCAAGGGAGCAGACTTCTCTTGAATTGTCCTCATCAGAGAACGAATACCTGAGTCTGACAAGAAAACAACGTCAGTACCAATACTTTGAATTGTATCCCTTGCGATACACCCAATAGAGCCTACTGTGTCGCTTAAAACAAGAGAAGCGGGAGTAGAAGCACCAGAGTAAACAAGAATCTGCTTCTTTCCAAAGATAAACAAGAAATCATTGTGAGCTGCCAAGCCCATGACTTCATCAGCACCATTAGGCCACACACGGGAAACATCTAATGAGCCTGAAGTTCCACCGCCCCATACATGACCTGCAATCAGATCAGAGAAGGTAACTGTTACTTTGTCAGTTGACGTATTAGCTACCCACAAACGACCAAATGCTGAAATGCAGATGTTGGCTTGAGGAACTGTAGCTACATAACCAGACTTCTCAGAAACTCTGCGATAAGTAGTTGTACTTACGGCAGGGTCATAAATCAAAGGGTCGTGACCTGTTTGAAAGAAGTATGCAATGCCATTTAAGGATGCAGTTTGCCAGTTAGATGCAGTAATAGTAGGAGCAGTACCGCCACCACCATAGGTCAACTCAGTAACCGCATTAGCAGTACCAAGTTTAAATATCTTGTTGTTGCCAGCAAACAGAACTGTAAGAGTCCCGTCAGTCTGGACTAACTCATGGATAACACCAACATCATTAGCACCCAAAGCACCAGAAGATGAGTTAACCCTTGACCAACCTTTTCTAGCACCAATACGACCATACTGATCTAAGATGCAATTGGTTGCAACCAAAGCAAAGCCAGCCCCTAAATCAAGGGGCGAATCTTCAGTATTTAGGCCATAAAAGCCTGGTGCTGAGAGACTATAACTTTGAAGTTGAGATGCCATTAGACCGCCACAAAGTTGTCTTCAGGATAACGAGTGCTTTCCATCGCAATAGCGTCAGAGAGCATTCCTCTAAACAAAGCATAAGCCTCATTAGAGTTTGTTCCACCATCTTCACCACGCTCAATCAAAGCCCTTGCATAGGCACTTTGTGTCACCAAGTAGTCTAAAACTTTGACAGAAGTGCCATCAGCAGACAGATTAGCTTGTGGAATGATTAGGTCAAACAACAATGTATATACGCCATTTGGGACAGGGAACAAGTCAACCTTTGTGTCGCCATTACCATCTACCCCGTTATAGCAAAACTCGCTAGGAATAGACTGCGAAGGTGTGCCAAAGTTGAGCTTGCGGTTCATATCCGCAACAGTGGTGTTATCTAGGGTAATGACGCTAGTTGTATTGATAGCATCAGTAACACGAAACTTCTGACCAGCACCTGTTAAGGCATAAGAACTTACGCCAGAACTAGTGGTGATAGTGACTGTCTGAGCCAAGGCATTCCAAGTGTAGGAATCTTCAATCTGACGCTTGGCATCATTGACAAATTTGCCAATCAAAGAAGAATAGGTTGTTTCGCCAACAGTAGATACTGTGCTTTCACGCAAGCGAACTAACACATCGTTAACAAGTTCTAAGTAGGTCATGTTCGTTGCGCTCCTGATACTTCAAATGTGGCAATAAAACTGAATGTACTTGCACTTTGAGTAGTAATTTGAATTCTATCGCCTTCTTCTAAAACGATATAAGCATTGCCATCAAACTGAAGGTATTGCTTAGATGTAAAGTCGTAATTAGTAAGAATATCCAAGGTTGTGGCAGCACTTGCGTCATACCATTGAACAGTAATGTGCTTAGTCGAACCACCAGTATTGTGGATATACATGACAGTAAACTTGGCGTAATAACCCGTAGGAACTGTATAAACAGTTGTCAGCGTTTCGGCTGTTGGGTTAACTCCGACAGATACTGGTCTCACTTCATATTCCTCTTAGAGATCGCTTTAGCCTTAGCTTTAGCGTCTTCCTTGGACGTTGCGCCCCAAGCTCTAAGAGAAAGTAAAAGTCGGGTAGGCTTTCCATCTTTCATCTCAGCGCCAGGCATATTGCCCATTCGTGCTAAAAAGGATGCCCTACGAGGGTTATCTCCCGACTTAACTGGTGGTTTTAAATTGCCACCTGTTTCTGCATTATACGATGCTCTTCCTTTGGCATTCAAGCCCCCCTTGGGGTTTTTTCCTTCTTTTGTTTGCCAAACAGGAGATTTCATTTCTTCTTTGCGGTCTTAGCCGCAGCCTTAAATGCCGCCTCAGTAGGAGCGCCTTTAGAACCAACCTTACGCATCTTTTCCTTAGAACCCGCTTTGATGCGTTCTTGTTTGGCATTGATGTTAGCGTAGAGACCTTGTTTCATTTCTTTTTAGCCTTCCCTGCTTCGGATAAAGCAATAGCAATGGCCTGTTTTGGGTTAGTAACGACCTTTTTATTGGTAGTCAACTTGCCCTTGCCAAACTCAGTCATTACCTTGCTGATCTTCTTTTGGGCTTTAGTTTTCATATCAGTACATGATCTTTGCAGTTATTGTGCCAGTTACATAAACTGTGCAATTGGCTCTTAGATACATTGGCGCATTTGCCACAGTAATAATGCCATCACCAGTTAAGGCCGTACCAATCGTTGAAAAGGTTGTGCCATCCAAACTTCCTTGCAAAACAACAGTAGCACTTGTGATGCCTGAGACTTGAAGAAATGCGGGTTGACCAGCATCAGCTTGAACTGCTTTTGATGCGCCTGTAGCAACAACGGCACTAAGGAGGGTAACGGGAGAAGTTAAAGAAGCCATTATTTACCCCTTGTGGATTTTTTCATCATATTGGTAGCAGTACGACCACCACGGGTAGGCATAGCTTTAGGCTTACCAATAGCAATCATTACAGTAACGGGCATAGATTTCTTCTTGCCATACTCTTTGGCTTCTTTCTCGCCTTTTTCTGTGTATGGGAATTTCTTGTTTCCAACTTGTGGCATATAAATCCTTATCGAACTAGCTTGGTTGCAATAAAAGAAATGATACCGCCAACAACAGAGGCGATAGCCATTCCAACGAAAAAGCCACCTTTAGATTTGTTTGCCATTTCTAAAAGCGTTTTAATATCTTGGCGAAGTGCATGGACTTCATTCTGTAAAGCCTCAACTTGGGCTTCCAATTTGCCAAACTCTCTTGGATCAATTTCCGACATTTGAAACCTCTTTCTTTGGTCTTCCAACCTTAGGTTTGTCTTCAACTTTCTTTGGAGTTTCCTCAACAAGGACGTATCCTTCGTGACCTTTCATGCTATCAATATCATGCTGATAGGTGAAAGTAACCATTGTTCCCGACTTTAGACAACGAAAAGTAGCCATAAAAACTCCAAAAAAAGGGGGGTATTAGCCCCCTTTAATTAAACTGCACGACCAATGATTAAGGTCAATGTAGTTGATGCCAAGTCTACAGAACCTGCTGTAGGGTTGTAAGTCACGATAGTAACTGTGTTAGCGGCTGAAACATAGGCTCTACGAACCAAACCTGCCTCAGAAACGCCAACAGACATACCGATAACCATGTCGCCCAAAGCAACGCCTGGAACTGTAACTGTATCTGTAGCGGTTGCAGTAGTAGCTACTGATCCGCTATCAAGAGTGCATGAAACGTCCCAAGTGTCTGTAAACAAACCACGGAACTGGTCATTACCCCTGCGGGAAACGACTGCTGTTGCTGCTGCCATAATAAATCTCCTTGATGTAAAAAATCCCCCCACCGATTAAGGCGAGGGGAAAAGGCAACTATTAGGCTGGAACTGCTAACGCAAATGCGCTAGAAGACAAAGCTGCACCAGTTGTGGCGGCTGTACGCATTGCTTTCACACCATACAGTGTGTCAGATGTGAACAGGGTAGCCA